CAAAAGAAACCGCGATTGAACAGATACTCAAATATCGTTATCCAAAAGTACAAACTATCTTTCCTGCTACAAATCAAACAACAACTCTGCTTTATCCAACTTTGGACCAATCGAGCGACCCATGGCGCGAGGCTCTCAAGATTGCTGAGTCTGCCTCTATGGATTTATATTTTGATGAAAACGGCATTGCTCGTATGAGACCAATCCCTGACCCTGACTTCGGAACTCCAGTTGCCACCTACACGGATGGAAGCGATTCGGTTTTGATTCAGTTGGCTCGTTCTCTATCTACTGACGATTCCTATAACGGAGTTATCTTTACTGGGGAAGGAACTAACCTGAGTATCGGAGTTATCGGCGAGGCATGGGATGACAACCCATCATCTCCGACTTATCGTAAAACCTACGGTGAAGTTCCTAAGTTCATGAGTTCTCCAACAGTCCTGACTGTAACAGAAGCCAAAGATGCGGCGCTTGCCGAACTTCGCAAAGTAATCGGCGCTTCAGAAAAAATCACTTGGGACCAAATTGTGAACCCTGCTCATGATGTTTATGACTTAGTAAAAGTTACGCGCTCGCCAGTCGGAGTCGATAAGATTTTGATGCTTGATGCTATCTCAATCCCTTTAGCGGCAAACGGCACTATGAACGCAGTTGGAAGAAGTAGGAGATTCTAATGGACCTGACCTACCTCGTTAGTCAAATCAAATCAGTTCCTCAAGGTTTGAGAATCCGTCAAGGAAAAGTAATTACTGTCAATGCTGACCGAACTATCGATGTTCAAATTGCTGGCGATACAAACACGCTACCCTCAGTCAAGTACGCAAGTAATTACGCGCCAAAACCTGATGACCAAGTTTGGCTATTGAATGATGGCGCTGACCTACTCGGACTTTATATGGTGGCTGGCGCTGATAGAACCTTGGCGCCGACAGCATCTCGCTCGACTGCCCAAACAATCACAACAAGCACACAAACTAAGATTATTTTTGACACCATTGATTCGGATGGTTGGAACTGTTGGGATGCCAGTCCTAACCCGACAAGACTGACAGTTCCAGTAACGGGTCGTTATTTCATAACCGCCAATGTTTCTTTCGAGGCGGCATCCTCGGGACATCGCGCAATCAATCTCTACAAAAATAATTCTGTGGAGTTGGCTCGTTCTGATTTCAGTCCAGTCTCGAACTCCATTGATACTCATAGCACGGTCAGCACTCATGCCGTCACTTTGACCAAAGGTGATTATGTTGAGTTGCGAGTTTGGCAGAACAGCGGAAGCGATTTAGACATTATGGCGGATGGCGACCATACCCCTAAGATGAGCCTTATCTACCTCGGTTCATAGAACCATAGGTTAGAATTTACCCACCTACTCTTAGGAGAAAAATATGGATAAGAAAACAAAAGCAATGCTCGCCTCGTATGGACGGTCTTTCTTGGCGGCAGTTACCACAGCATTTATGATTACAGGCGGAGACATCTTCGCACTCGATGGCGATTCACTCAAGGCAATTCTCGCGGCTGGCGTTTCAGCAGTTCTTCCAGTTGCCCTTCGTGCGGCTAATCCAAACGACCCCGCTTTTGGCAAAGTTGCTGATGCGATTACCGCTTCAGTTGCTAAGAAAATAACTGAGCCAACCAAGAAGGCTCCAGCCAAAAAGAAGGCATAATGTCAGTAGAAAAAGTTCTTGAGGCGGCTAAAGCCGAGGTTGATGCCAAGTTCCGAGAAGGTGCTAACAATGACACCAAGTTCGGTAAATGGTTTGGAATGAACAATCAGCCTTGGTGCGCCATGTATGTTTCTTGGTGCTTCAAAGAAGCAGGGCTTTCTGAACTGATTGCGGCTCAATCAAAAAAGGGTTTCGCATCCTGTGATGTTGGATTGAAATGGTTTGCCAAGAAGGGACAGATTGTTCCAGTTGGACAAGCCAAGGCAGGTGACATTGCGTTCTTCCAGTTCGATGATGACGCTATGGCAGACCATGTTGGAATTGTTTTGAAGAACGATGGCAAAGGAACTCTTTGGGTTTATGAAGGAAATACCAGCGGCGACAACGCAGGAAGTCAATCAAACGGCGATGGTGCTTTCCTCAAGAAGAGAGCCTACAAACTCATCATGGGAGTTGCCCGTCCCGCATATCCATCATCCGAACCAGCCGCTAAGTCCGCTGATGAGGCGAGAGCGAAAGCCAAAAAATAATGAGCGAAGAGATTCAGCCAACTTTAGGAGAAGTTATGCGACGCCTTGACGACCTCACTATGGAAGTCAAGCAGTTGAACCTAAATGTTGGTCAGACTTATCTCCGCAAGGATGTTTATGAGTCTGATACTGAAAGAATCTCTCAAGCCATGGACCACATAACAGACCGTCTTGAAAAGATGGAGAGTCGCTCCGAATGGGTCATTCGTACCGTCGGGGCGCTCTTCATCGCCACGGTTGTCGGTGCTTCAATGTATGTTGGACAAATCATCGGGTTCTGAGGATTTGACAATCTAAACCCCTGTTTAGTATCCTCTCACCCAACGAGAGGAGTCCACATGGACGAAGCAGTACAAGCAATAGATGACTTCGAGATTATCGAAGAACCAGCCCGTGAGCCATTCATCGTTGATGATGATTCTAAAGCAGATTGGGCAATGCGAAAACTCGCGTCAATCAGACGCAAACAAGCCGCCAATAAAGCCATCTTTGATAAGGAAGTTCAAAGGGTCTCAGAATGGCTTGAGAAGGTCAATACAGCCCTTGAGAGAGACGCTGAATGGTTTGAGGCTAACCTGCGCCCATACGCCCTTCTACAACGCTCTGAAGGTCGTAAATCGGTAGTTCTGCCCCATGGCACAATCAAGACCACGGCAGGTCGCCCTAAGTTCGAAATTCAAGACGAGGCTAAGTTCCTGGAATGGGCTGAAGCCAATGAACCTGATTTAGTTCGAGTCAAAAAAGAAATCGATAAAAAAGCCCTCGGTGCTTTGAATCAGGCTGAAGATAAAGTAATATCAACCCAAGGTGAAATTGTGCCAGCAGTCAAAGTGTTACCTGCTGAGACTTCAGTTTCATTTGTCATATCCGAGTAGAGAGAGAAAACATGGAAACTAAATTACCGATTGCTCAAGCCTTGAATGAGGTTATGAAGGCAGTTGGTGGCATCGCAAAAAAAGACCGCAATCAAGCCCAAGGATTCAACTTCCGTGGAATTGATTCAGTCGTCAATGCGGTATCACCACAATTACAAAAGTTCGGAGTCATCGTCGTTCCCTCAGTCGAGGATTACTCATACGACACAGTTGAGATTGGTCGTAACAGAACTGCTATGGGTCATGTCAAAGTCCGAGTCAGTTATACATTTATCGGTGCTAACGGTGACGCTATCAAAACAACAGTTGTCGGTGAAGCAATGGACTCGGGTGATAAGGCAACAGCCAAAGCCATGTCAGTTGCTTTTAGAACCGCATTACTCCAAGCGCTATGTCTACCAACAGACGAACCTGACCCTGACGCGACTTCATACGAACGCTCAAGCGCCGATGATGTTTTAGCGCCATCGGCAATCTTGATGAAGATTCAACAATCAACCACGATTGAATCGCTATCAGAAATCGGTCAGTACATAACAGCGAACAAGGACGCTTACCCCGTTGGACTTCTTGACCAATTCCGTGCCAAGTTCAAAGAGCAACAAACGAAATTGAACCCACCAAAGTTGGAAGAGGAAACCGATGAAGTCAGCAATCTTGAACCAGCCCGAGTTACCGTATAACGGAACTTCGGGACATAGCGGGACAGATACTTCAAAGGAGCGAGCGCTTGTCGCGGATAGGTCAGGAAAGACCGCTCTGCGTCAGGCGCAAGCCCTGAATCTACTAAGCGAAAGAACTTATCAAGGAATCACCTGGAAAGAGTTATCGGAAGTCACAGGACTTCACCACGGAACTGCTTCAGGTGTACTCTCCGTCCTCCACAAAGCGGGACGCATTGCGCGACTTAGAGAATCGCGGAATGGTTGTAAAGTCTATGTGGATTTGAGATGTATCAATGGCAGACAGATAGAGACACAGGGGCGGAAGAAATCTTGTCCCCATTGCGGAGGTAATTTGTGAGCATTAGATGGATGACAAAAGTTTGGGCGGATTCTCCTTATGATGGAACTCGCCTACTCATCCATCTTGCGCTCGCAGATATTTCTCATGATGACGGACGCTTCTTCGCATCTCAAACCAATCTTGCTTCCAAGGGTCGATGCTCGGTTGAGTATGTCCGAAAGGTCATCAATGAGATGATTGCCGACGGTCACTTGAAAATTATTACCAAGGGAAATTCTCGAGGCAACGCAACTGTCTATCAGTTGATATGGAAGAAACTCCCCAACCTAATTGGGGACGAACAAAGTTTAGGAGAGTCAGAACTCCCCAACTCAGATACTCCCAACTCCCCAACTTTGGAGCCTCAACTCCCCAACGCCACTCCGTACCATCCGTCCTATACAACTGTCCTATCTACAACAAAGAGCGACGAAACTGCTATCGCAGTTGTCGCGCTCTCGGAAGCAGTTGCTCGAAAATGGTGGGAGAAGCAAAGAGTCAAACCTTTAGGCAAAAGTGCGTGGCACTCACTCTTGGCTATCTGCCAAGCCGCTGAGAAGAGAGGCTACAACGCCGAGCAGATTGAACAGGCTTTGGATTACATCGGGACAGTTCCCTCAATGCGTCAGATGGATTTAGTTTTGCGAGGTGTAGGAGTTCGAACGAAGCATGAGCAATCAGCGTTGAAAGCGCTGGATTTAGCAGAGAAGTTGAAAAATGAATCTGTCTGAGATTGCGATACTGATTGGCTATGTCGGCATTTATGACCTACGCGTACAAGTTGATGAACTCAAGGTTCGCGCCTGGGCAGAATCTTTAGATGAGGACATTCCGCTAGAGACAGCCAAGAAAATTGTGTCAGCCCATTATGCTAATCACGACACCGCAATCAATCCCTCTCATATCAATCGAGAGTGGCGCCATCGCCTTGCTTCAGAAAGAGAGCGCGAGCGCGGAAGATTGATTTCGTTGGAGATTCAAAGGGCGGGGCAGACCAAGGCTCCACCTGAAGTAGCCGAGAAATATCTCAAAGAGATTCGACAGATTTTGGCGAAGGGAAAAGATGCTCCGTTGGAAAGTGATAATGGACAGGTGGCATCTGACTTATGAAGATATTCCGATTTGTCGATTGGCTGTACAACTGGCGATTCAAACGAAGGCAAAGATATGCCCTGCTTGCCTGGACTCCATCGCGGACGAGAGACTCCAATGGCAAAACCTAAACCTCTCAGAGTTTCAGACGAAACGAGATTTGAAGTCCTAGCCCGCGCTAACTACAAGTGCGAAAGATGCGGGACAGATTTTCTCGGAAAGCCTATGTCAGTTCATCATCGCCGCCCGCGAATGATGGGCGGTTCAAAGGATGAGACTCTCCATAGACCAGCAAACCTCATTGTCCTTTGTGGAAGTGGGACCAACGGTTGTCATGGATGGGTTGAATCAAATCGTGCCAAAGCCCGTGAACTCGGATTCCTGATTCAGAAAGTTGAATCGGCTGAAGAGATACCGTTTCAAGATTCCAGTCAAGTTTGGTGGAAGATTGACAATAACGGACAAAAGACGCGATTGGACATGAACTGGACAATCACTCATGCTTAGTTCATGGAATGTTTCTGCCAAGTTGATGAAGCGGAGCAAACGATTTTTGCTCTTGAATTCAATCAGCGTCCCTGGACTACAAACGCTGAACGAGCGGGCAACCGTTGGGAGAGAGCCAAACTTACAAAAGAATGGCGACTCGGTTTTCAACTATTGGCTAAATCTGAGAAGATACCACCTATGGCTTGGATTACCGTCACAGTCGAGCCTCACCAAAAAGGCGGGAGGCTTCAAGATGTAGGAGCGTGTAATCCAGCGGTCAAAGCGGCGATTGACGGACTTGTTGATGCGGGAGTTCTTCCTGACGATTCACCCGAGTTTGTAAAGTCGTTGGTTTTTCTGCCACCAAGAAAAGATAAAAATTCTTTAGTGCTTTACATACGAGGAGTGAGGAAAGAGAGGAACTTTTGAACTGGGACATTATTTGGACATTTGTTGGACTAGCAGTTGCTAGTTTTTTCATTCTGCCTTTTTACATCGCAATATTGATTGCGTACAAGAAGTCAGTCTTGAAAATTGAATTGGAGTTCGTCGCAACGGCGAATCAGATTCATAAAAAAGTACAGTTTGATGACGCGGTAGAACGCCTGTTCGAAGAAGGAGAAGCAATATGAGTACGGTTATGGACGCAGTAGAGTTAGATGGCAAAGGACTCGATGAGGTCAAACTTCTCACCGACGCTATCCGCACACATCAAATTCAGATACAAGATTTAGGAAAGCGCAGAAAGCAGTTGATTTTGCGGCTCCGCAAGCAACGCATCACCTATCGTGAGATTGCTGAAGCCATGGGAGTTAGTGAGCAGTTGATTTACAAAATCATCCGCAACGATATTCCGAGAACACCTGAGTACGATGCTGACGGAAAGATTATCCGTAGACGAGGACGACCAGCGAAACCAGTTGCGTAATGAAAGCCAACATAAAAGTTGGAGGCGTCGCAAGTGTCGCCATGTCATCTCTTGAGGGTTATCCAACTAATCCTCGACGCGGAGACATTGAAGCAATAGCGCAGTCTCTCAAAGCACACGGTCAGTACAGACCGATTGTTGTTCAGTACGGAACGAACTTCATCCTTGCTGGCAATCACACTTACAAAGCGGCTCGCAAACTTGGCTGGAAAAAAATCAAAGTCACCTACATTGATGTTGATGAAGAGACAGCCCGCAAGATTGTTCTCGCTGATAATCGATTGACTGACCTTGCCTCATACAACGAACCACTTCTCAAAAACTTATTGTCCGCACTTCCTGAGTTAGAGGGAACAGGCTTCACTCAATCTGAGGTTGAGACTTTAGATAGATTGATTACGGGTCAAGAAAAGACTCCAGGAGGCGGAGAGAAGCCTTTACCTAGTGACCCTGAAGTAAAGATAAGCGCCTGGAGATTTACGGTTGAACTCGAGGCTTACAAGGCTTGGAAGGAGCAACTTTACGCCGAGGCTCCGACAAAGCAGAAAGCAATCAAAGCAATCAAAGAGCGCCTGGGATTTCCCGAGCGGAAGCAAATTCAACCTGAACCTCACCTTGAGCGTTCTGATTCTGCTCCCGAGGATATAGAGACAGTTCCAATCGCTGAGGTCAAAGTACACCCTCTCAACCCCCGTGAAGGCGATATAGGCTCAATCATTGAGTCCCTGAAGGTAATGGGTCAATACCGACCTATCGTGGCTAATAAACGAACCAAACACATTCTTTCGGGAAACCATACCTATCAAGGAGCAGTTCAGTTGGGATGGGAGAAGATTGCGGTCCATTGGGTTGATGTCGATGATGTGGAAGAGATAAAGATTCTGATTGTCGATAACCGAACCTCGGACTTGGCTACCTATGACCCGATGGAGTTGAACAAACTTTTGACCTCGACTGGATTGAACGGGACAGGATTTACAGCCGAGGAAGTCGCTGAGATATTGGCTGGAGGAAAATCAAAGCCAGGTCATCAGCCCGTAGGTCGTACAACAATTCGAGTGGGCGAACATACGATGCGAGTTCATACCGAGGATTTGAATGAATGGGCAAACGCAATCTATGGATGGAAAGATGTGGCTCAGTTATTATTTATACCTATTGAGGCTTGTACAACCGAGGTAGAATAACGACATGACGACGGCAGTAGCAAAGAAGAAGAGCGGTAAGCCCAAGGGCAGACCCAAGGGAACAACCATCCTCCTTGACGATGCTCGACGCGAGGAACTTATCAATCTCATTGTTCTTGGAGTTCCTATCAGTAAAGCCGTCGGTATGGTCAATCTTGCTGAATCGACTTTCTATCATTGGATGAGTCGAGGCATGACAGAGCGGGATAGGCTGGCGACGATTCCTGGCGCTAAACCTAAACCTGAGGAGAAAATATATTTAGATTTTTTGGAGAGTTTGACGCGGGCGCGAAACGAAGCAATAGCCAAAAAAGTCGCAGTTATATCGAGCGCGGCGAGTCAAGGCGATTGGAAAGCGTCGGCTTGGTGGCTTGAGCGTCAGGTCCCTGAAGAGTTCGGGCGGATTGATAAGCAAGAAGTTCTGAGCCATTCGGTGTCAGAGGTTCGAGTTACAGTCACCATGGGAGAACTTCAGGAAAAGATAGCCAAGGTCCTCGAGGTCCGTAAATCGAAAAGCGCATGAGAAATGACTTCATGCCGTCATGTTTACGAATATGTCCATGCTCCAATATGCCCTGATTGCGGTAGAGATACACATGAGCCAAACTGGGAAGAGATAAACAAAGCCAAAAAGAAATGGCTCAAAGATAATCCCGATGCGTGGAGAGAAGTTGGGTGGTGGAGTATCTAGTGACGGAAAGACTTCTTGATAAGTTCCTTGAAAGTGATTCCATCAAACAAGCCGAGTTGCTTGCGATGCTCACACCTGAAGAGCGCCATGCCTTATCGGTCATGCTTGATGCTGAGTTAGAAAACCCATGGGCTAGATGGCAAACCGACCCTGTTGGATTTGTTGAAGAAGGACTAGGCGAAACCTTATGGTCCAAACAAAAAGAGATTCTCAATTCAGTTCTTGTAAACAAACGAACGGTAGTTCCTGCTTGTCACGCTCCAGGTAAATCTCACCTTGCGGCTCGAGCAGTTGCGTGGTGGTTATCGTGTCATCCTCCAGGTACAGCGGTAGCAATCACGACAGCGACTACACACCGACAGGTTCGAAACATTATGTGGGCGGCTATCCGTCGAGTTCATGCCAAGCATGGTTTACCAGGTGAAGCCGATACAGTTCAATGGAAAATAAATGGCACGGTAGTTGGATACGGATTTAGTCCAAGCGCCCATGATGAAACAGCGGTTCAGGGTATCCACGCTCCAAACCTTTTAGTTGTTGTCGATGAGGCTGGAGGTTTATCGGACACAATCGGTGTAGCACTTGAATCTCTCATGACGGGTGGAAACACAAAACTTCTTGTCCTTGGTAACCCACCAACAGATACAGAACAAACTTGGTTCGAGCGAATCTGTTCGAGTCCGCTTTACAACATTATCCCTATCAGCGCCTATGACACACCCAACTTTACGGGTGAGCCAACTGGCAGATGCCGCGCTTGCCCTGATTACATTGAAGAGCATGAAGTCCGCACACACCTTGTAGACCAATCCTGGGTAAACGATGTGGTCTCCGAGTTCGGTGAGGATTCGCCATTCGTTGAAGCCCGCGTCTTTGCGAGATTTCCTAAGTCCAGTACGGGCAAAGTTATCCCGTTCGCATGGGCTGAGTTATCTACCGAGAATGAAGAGCCATTGGATTCAAACGCGATTCGCCTAGGAGTTGATATTGCGTCAGATGGTGGAGATGAATTCGTTATCGCTAGGGCAGATGGATACAAGGTCAGCATCACCCACCGTTCTTCAGGTAAGCAAAACGCAAACGCAGTTGATGTGGCTGGAGTTGTCATGCGAGAGATTGAAGCCTGTGTCAAGATTCATGAGGAGCGCAAGATTGCCGACAGAGTTCGAGTCAAGGTAGACACAATCGGTTTGGGTTGGGGCGTTGTCTCATTGCTGGATAGATGGGTCAAGGAAAGACGATTAGCGGCTGATGTAATCGGAATCAATGTGGCAGAAAAGCCCAAGGACCAAGCCAAGTTCAAGAATCAAAGAGCGGAGATGTGGTGGAACGCCCGCTCCCTGATACAGCCGCGAGATGGCAAACAAGATGTGAGATTGAATGTAGATAGGTTCGTGCTATCGCAGTTGGCTGGACCAACCTATTTTTCAGATGCTTCAGGTCGAGTCGTCATTGAATCTAAAGTCGATATGAAGAAACGGGGTGTCGCATCGCCTGACCGTGCTGAAGCAATACTCTTAGCGCTCTATGAAAACCGTTCAGTCATTCCAAGCATTGCGCCTCTATCTATTGGGCAGTCAAACGAGTGGGGTCGCTTATGAAGTACAAACGAGATGATGAATGGAATCAGTAAGCATTTACCTTAGTCCTGAGCATCGTGAGTACGCCGAGAATCTAGCCCAAGATACTTTTGAGAAATATCAGAATGTCAAAGGTCATTACCGCAATCTTTTGTCCAGTCACCTTATCGGGCGTTATGGCGAGATGGGCGCTTATCAATTCTTTATCAATCGCAGAATCCAGGCGTATCCGTATTTCTCTAATATCGAGTATGACCCTTTGTGCGACATCAATACCAAACTAGGTAGATGCGAAGTCAAGACTTGGAATCCTGATTTTTGGGAGGATTGGGGTCGAGCGATTTCAGTTGGGCAGATGCCTTACCTGGAAAAGAAAGCGGACTTCATTTTGTGGTGTACAGCGTCAGAGGTAAACAATCTCATCAAAGTTGAAATCCATGGCTGGAATCTAATCGAGGATATGAAAGTTCGTGCGCCTTTATGGACGGGTCCACAAGATAAGCAGATTCAAAACTATCAGTTAGGAATTAGTGAGTTGCGTTCCCTGGACCTCTTGAGGAGTCTTGAGGAAATCAACTAATTGCTCCACAATCACGCAGTTGCGTCCCGCGATGATATGACCGTAATCTCCAGCGAAAGCCTGAATCTCTCGAACAATGAGTGAGCGAGCAATATCGCGCTCGCGTTCCATGATTGTTGCTAGAAGCCTAGCGAGTTCATTTTCCACCATCGTCGTCCTCGTCTAAGTTCCATTCGAATTCAATCCATCGGGAATCAAGATAAGCCTTGATTGAAAAACCGAGGGCGATAAAACTAACGGCGAGCGCCAGCCAATCCAGCATGAGCAATCCTAACTCTTGAGAGTCGAATCCTCCCACGCTTGCGATACAAAAACCAACTACGCCACACAGCGATTTCTCCATTCCTTTGCGAATGTGCTATTTGTTGGAGTCAGCAACTTGATGAATGAGGCAGGGGCGACATCCCATGGACCTTCGCTTTCCTGGACAATCTTGACCGCAACACTTCCGTTCTTGCGTCGAGTTAGAAAGACTGCCGCAAACACCGTGCCATCTTCTTTCTTGAAAGCCGCGAAGAATGGTTTCTGACCGTATTGATTCTTGCCCTCAACCAACTTCACAAGTTCGAGCGTTGGATAGTCGCGCTTGATTTCCCATTCAAGATATTTCTTGGTCGTAATGTTTTTACCGACCTGAGTTACATCCCATCCCATTTACTTACCTCCCTTGATATTGGCAACAACTTGGTCAAAGATTCGTTGCGCTTCAACTGGGTTCTCTTCAAAGAATTGGTTTATCTCTTCGAACGCCTTGGCAGTTTCCTCGTCCATAGGCTTTGGATATTCCTGAGTCATTTATGCCACCGCCTTTTCTTTAGCCAACTGAGCCACAGCCTGTAAAACCTCGACTGGTAACTCTTCGATTCTTGTCCAACCGCTGACATACTTGCCACCGCTGAATGGTTCAATCGCCTTCAAGAATTCTCTCAACGCTGGCTGGTAAACCTCTCGCTGAAACTTTTCTTTTTCAGCCTTAGCGATTTTTGCCTTTTCTTCAGAGATTTTGTATTGAACTTCATACTCAGCCTGAGCAACTTGATACTCAGCCCATGGTTTCCATAACTGGCTCAACTGAACAACCTTTTGATAAACCCTTGGTTCACCTTGCCAATGTTCGTGGATAGAAACCAAAACGCCCAAACCGCTACCGCTTTTAGAAATTCTTCCACCGTAACGACTCTGCTCATGTGGCTCAACAGATTCAATAACGACTTTGTAATAACCGCCGTAGAATCTGTGTTCGTGCTTGCGTTCTCTGTGGTAAGCCCATTCTTGACCCACCGCTAACTGACTTCTTTTAGCCATTTCGTTCTCCTCTCTAAGAACAAGTCCAGTATATCAAACTGGGGGTAGTTATTCAACCTAGGCGGCGTGAGTCGCCTCGAACTTGACCTCGGGGCGAACAATCCCAAGACGCTTGAGGCTCTTGTCGATGATGTCCTTGGCGATGTCGTGGTTAGGACCATACTCAACCGAGTAGGCGGTCCAGGCGAATCCGTATCCTGCTATGTGCTGACCGATGTATACATATCGAACATCTGTTCGAGTCACATATTCCTCGAGTTGTTTGAATGAGAAGTGGATAACGGGCGCCTCGTACTCACCGCTGAAAGTATCTTTCTTTGATGGCTTACCGCCTAGGCTTCTACGATTGCCTAATTTGATAAGGCGCTTGGTTTCTTTCTCGCCATAGTTCAAGGCAAGTTGAACACCGACACCTTGCGGGTATCCGTCAAAGTGATTGTAAATAGTTGTGATGGTCCCGCTTGGATTCACGATTCCTATGAGTGACCTTGTAGCCATTTATTGTTTCCTCCCTTTGAGTTGATTGATTGCTCTCTCTTTATGATTATCACAAACCATGATTCCCGCCATGATTTTTTGTTGGTTAGACATTGACCCTGTTGGGAATATCGTTTTCGTTTTTTGCTTTCCGCAATACTCGCAATAAAACTTATAGAATCTCATTGATGTACTTTCTTAGTGACCAGTTGAGGCATGGCGTGGTGTGCCATCCCAAAACCAGCCATTGCTGAATGAATTGATTCGGATGTAAGGCTTACCATCGCCCGCGTATTTGATTCGGTGAATCGTGATTGGAGCCACGACCTTTTCGAATTCATTAGTCTCACGGTTGCGTAGTTCGCGGACTAAAGGCTGACCGTTAGAAACGGTTGTCCAGTAATCGCCGCCGCCGTAATCGGCATATTCGCGCTTTTGTCCTGTTTCCTGGACCCATACGGATGACTCAGAAACACGGACAACTTTGAGGAACTCAACATTGGTTTGGTCGTATCCCCAAGATGTGTAGAAGATGTCGCCGACCTTTGGCGCTACCTTTTCGATTGTCGCTGTACTCACGCTATGACCTCCCCGCCATTTTGAAGAATGATGTCTCGGACACGCTCTCTATCGACGCTATCGCCACCGCCCCAAGTTGGACCGTTGAACCCTTCGACATAGATACCGTCAGATTCGAACACACCTTGGATGTAAGTGTTGATTGCTTTGACTATCGCAGAAACAGTCGCGCCCTTGATTGGAAAAATTCCAGTTTCAGGGTTGTAGAACTCGTTCACATAATTGACGAATTCAAGAATTTCCTGGTTTTCTATCTTTGCTTTTTGAACCGTTGTCATTTCCGTCCTCCTCTCGGACAACACCAGTATAACACAACGGGGGTTAGAAATCATTCCCAAACAAGGCTAAATTTGTCCCTAAATTTTGTACGCACAATGTACGCACAAAAGGCTCGAACAGATGTTCGATACACTTCATCCATGACCCTTACGCCAGCAGTCCTCAAACTCTTGAAGGCAACCTGCCCAACCGCGACTCAGGATGTAAGGGCTAACCTTGAGAACCGTGCTAAAGCCATTCAGACGGCTAATTACGGTCCTTTGAACCCGTCCGAGCCTAATGATGACTACTGGAGCAAGATGGGGGCTGAATGGGGCGTTAGCGCCGAGGAAGCCAAGAAACAGCGATGCGGGAACTGCGCCGCCTTTATTCAGACCAGCGCGATGCTCCAATGTATCGAGGGCGGACTTGCCGCGGGCGATACCCGCGAGACCGCCTGGGATGTAGCCGATGCGGGCGACCTTGGATATTGCGAGGCTTTCGATTTCAAATGTGCCAGCGCTCGCACTTGTCGAGCCTGGATTGTTGGAGGTCCAGTTACAGATTCAAACGCAGGACGGTTGAAGTAATGTCCAGCGGTCAATACAAAACTCATCATGGATTCAATCCAATTCAAATCAAAGATGGATGGATTGTTCGATTAGGCAAGGACGGAAGAATCAAACAGCGGATTGAAAAATATCCGCCTGAGTCAAAGAAGAAGCAATGACCGCGACAGTTCGAGTACCACTTGAAGTATTCGAAGTCTGTGACCGATGCGGAGCAAGGGCTAAAGTAGGCGCCTCATTCCTCAATGGTGAACTTTACTTTTGCGGACACCATGCCAAACTATTACAACCACATTTGATTGCGAGCGCGATAACTATTTATGACCCCGAACGATATATGGAAAAACAGGAACCACTCGGCTGATTGCTACCGAATAGTTCCTGTTCCCGATAGAACTTACTTTGAATCTCGCGTTATCTGCGTGTGCGGATTAGAGAGATTCAATTATGGTGCTGACAACAGAACTAATAACAATCAAAATGAAACTACCCAACAAGGTGATACCCCATAGATAACGGAGTTCAGGAAACTTCGCTGGTGGGCGCTTTTGTTTGATTGTTGGCTTGTTGATTATCTGACTGAACTTTTGGTCAATCAGTTCTTGGTTCTCGTTCATAGGTTCCTCTCTTGTTGTAAGGATATACAACTAGGGTTGAGGATACTATCTTTTTCCTGAAGTCGCAACTTTCTTTTTAGATTGTTCCATGAACATAAATGGCGCGGATGTATAGGCGTCATACTTCGCCGCTATCTTGAGAGCATCTTCAATCGTGGCTCCTGACGCGAGCGCACCAATAGCATAACTAGAACCCGAGCCAACGCCATAGAATCCTTTTGAATCCAGGGCTATCGACATATCATCGGCGAGTTCAAAGACCATTCCTCCGATAGCGATAAGGAAAGCAAACTTAGTCTCGCCATCATCATCGGCTTCATTCCACTTGTACTCGTTATCCTTGAAGCATTGCTTGAGGGATGGAACAACGCGAGCAATCATGAAATGGTACAAATCATCGAGTTCAGCATTGCTTGGTTTTGGTGGCATCCATATATGTTGAGCAATATCGCAGGGCGCACATTCGCCGCTTCCCGCGATAATAAACTCTCCACGCTTTGAAATCTTCACCATTTGAGGATGATTTGAAACTCGACCAATTCCGCTAGTCACTTGCGAGTCAGCGCCGAAAACAACTTTATCTCGGTGCTGGACGGCTACGATTGTGGTCATGGACCAATCGTAACGGTTAGGGCTTTACAACCTCGGTAGGCACAGCCATAAGTCCGAGCGCGGCAGTAGCCCATAGGTCGGGAGTTTCCGTGTCGGGCTGGTATCCGCCCGCGCCACCGAGCAGAATCGGCGTGTCGAAGTATTGGTCACGAATCTTACGCATCGCCTGGAAGTAGCCATCCTTGGTGTACTGAAGGGATGAGAGTGGGTCATTGGCAAGACCGTCAGCGCCACAGGCTACGAAAATCATCGTAGGCTGAAACTCTTCGCAAGCCTCGAGGAATGATTCGGTAGCAGATAGCAACGCATCATCGCCTGAGTTACTAGCAAGCGGGAAGTTGTAAGCACGGCTACGCCAGTCACTTAGCAAACCAGTACCAGGAAAGATTCCGTATTCATGAACTGAGAAGGTCATGATGTTTTTGTTGCGCTTGGTAAGCATCTCTGTACCGTCTCCATGGTGAGCATCGCAATCAAAGATAGCAACGCGCTGGTCATACTCATTGGTGGCTTTAGTTGCCGCGATAGCAAAGTCATTGAATACACAAAATCCGCTGGAGTGGTCGCGCATCGCATGATGCTTGGCACCTGCGAAGTGAACAGCCAATCGCGTTTTGTAATCAATCAAAGTATCGAGGGCAGTCAAAGTACCGCCAGCAAACAACTTGGCTAAGTCGCCGAGGTCGTGGCGTGGTCCTGACCATTCGCTAGATTCGCCGCGAACAGTTACATCGAATACATACTCCATGTCATGAACGGAATGTAAATCGTCCATGGATGGCATCTCGGGTTCAATCTCCCAAACATTGAGGCGTAACTTTTGCGCTCGCAACATGAGTTGATTGCGGGCATGGAGAAAGCGTCGCCCTTGAGTTGGGTGCGTCTTGTCAAAGACCCAATTCGCATACTCAGGCGAATGAACCAAAATAGCGTGTTCCATATTTCTCCTCTCTAATATAAACCCTAGTTTATAGTAAATTTACTATAACTTCAAATTTCCTTCTTTTTCTTCGTTCTCAAGTCGAATCCATTCTTGATTACGAGGGTCGGTTAGACAAAGGAAGCAAAGACCGAATTCAACAACTTTGTATTGATTACATTGAACGCAGGTCATGACAGTTGCTCCTTTAGTAGCGATACTGGATGTCCGATTTCTTCTAGCCATTGAGTTACCGCTTCTACATCTTTTGTGAAGCAAGCAAAATCAACGGTCTGAGAAAACACATTTGAGGTCAATTCCGATAACACAAAGATTGGATAAGGAGTCGGGATGGACCCTTCAGCAATCTCATTTAGAAAGTTATTGAAGTGACCCTTGCGCTGGTGATATTCATCAGCCCAACCAGTTGTCCAGCCTGAAGCGAGCGCAGTCAATTTATCGAGATTCTTGATTGTCTCGTAATGTCCACGCCAGCCATCGGTTTTGACATAGGTGCGACCTTTGAAATCTCCAGTATGAGTCTCTTTGAAGAAGTCGGGAATTTCAGCATCGTCATCATAGATAACAGCATCACCGATTTTTACAGTCTCATGCTCGCCGCCATGAACCTTTACAAGAGTTGAGGCGCTTTGTAAATCCTCGCTCTCGCAGTCATAGCAAAGCGGCGCATCCTTCACATTGGAATATGTGTAATCGTCGCTGAGTTGCGATTCGCACTCAATACATTTTGTGATTGTATTCGTCATTAGTCCTCCTCATACTTCACGAATGAATCTAGGTGTAAGCCTTGAATGATTCCGCCAACAGTTTTTACCTTGCCATTGGGCAAAGTTATTTCAGTTGTAAAGTCACCATCGTTTGCCAGTTCGATAGCCTTCTTAGCGGGCGCTAGAAAGTCAAGATGAATAGGCGGATAGTGATTACCTCTTAGATGCCAAGTCAGCGCTTGGTCGAGTTTGATTGAACCCTCATCGACGAGATTAGAAAACTCTGATGCTTGAAGTGAACCCATTACGCACTCTCCTTTTCTCCGAATGGAACATTGACATAGCAACTTGCTTTGTAAGCAACCTCGCCTACCTCGGTGAAGTAGACATCTTCGACAACGCCCTTGACAAAGACTTTGCCAGCGCGGACGAACTCACGGCGAACAATCCATGTATCCATGAAGCCAAGAGTGATTGCTACGCGATAACCGTGGCTTACTGGTAATTGAACCTCGACAGTCTCGCCCTCTTCATTGACGACGCTATGAACGCGCCCGCCTGAGATAGCCAAGACATTCATCATGCCGATTTGTTTTACCAATTCAGCGGTTGAAAAAACTCGCTGTTGGTATTCGTTCTTCTGATTCATTTTGTCTCCTCTCTAAGACAATCTGAGTATAACATAACTGGGGTTAGGAAACCAACACATTCTTCTTGTTTAGAACAATGTAATCGTTGAGGCAGTCATCGCAAAGGAAAGTCTCTGAATCGATTTGATTTCTGCCTACGGCATCGCAGTTGTTAGCGCAGTTCATACTTTCACCTTCTTTGCGACTGAGTAAACCGCTCCGATTCCATAATCGCTGGATAGATACTTGATGTCGGCTTCTTCAGCCTTGAGCCAACCGATGTCAGCGCAGACATACACCTGCCCGTCGATTTCGATTTCATCGCCAACCGAGATTGAAGTGTGAGTTCTATCGGGAGCCAATCTTGGTTCAATGACTTTCCATAGATAAATTTCAAAGGCTGTTGCTCCGAAATCTTCTAAGTCGCCTTGAAGGTTGGTTGCCTTGTAAATCGCATCGAGCAACAAACCATATTTATCAGCAGGAATTTTGTAATCGAGAATATCAAACTCGACGCTTGACACATAACGACCTTGTTCGATTTTGTTACCGAACGCTTTGTAAGTAATTTTGATTTTCACTTAGTTGTCCCCTTCCTGAACAACGCCGTGGCAACGGCAAAAACACATATTTTTTTTAGCAAACTCAATGCCAAATTGGTCTGCTAATTCTTGTGGATTCGAGAAGCAAGATTCGTGGTAATCAGCACGACATTGGTGCGTGATGCTTTTTGTGGTCACGAATCCTTTGTAGATGTAGACCTTACCCGTTACTGGGTCTTTGACTCCCTTGGTCATTTTGTCCTCCTCTCAAGAACAATCTGAGTATATCACAACTGGGGTTAGGAATTCTTGTTTACTCTTACTTTTGAAACAGGAATTCCGTGAGCCTTTGCGTATTCTCTTTTGGCTTTAGCCAAGTTGGAACGCTTCTCTTTGGCTTGAGCAGTCAAAATCAAGAACGCAACAACATTCGCCCATCCTTGAGCCTCTTCCGCATCTTCAGCGCCATAGGTCGCAATCCACTCAGCGGCGCCCCATAAATCTCCTACTGATGGAGATTCAGGAACTAAACCTTCATGAAGGTATCTATCGACAGATTCTTCGTCGGCAGAAATTCTTTCTCCCCACTTGAATCCTTTGTAGTCAAGAGCCATTATTTCAACCTCGCTATCTTGAGAGCGCTCTGAAATTGCTTTTCAAAGACAACCGCATAGCAACTCAAGCAAAGTTGTTCAGGGAACATTTCTAACTTTCCAACAACAACACCGCACTTGGAGCATTTCTCCATGGGGCGCCTCCTCTCTCTCGACTCCAGTAT